GCGGTCTTTTTGTTGTGAGAGGAACTTAACCCAGTCCCCGGGTGTGTCTGTCAGATAAATAGGTAGCAGTTCACACACTGCATTTTATTACCACCACGGTCTGCCTCACGCCGCCGCGAACCTCTCAGGCAAGCCGGCCTGAAGAAGTTGCGTGCGCAAAGCCGCACCGAAGTTGTCGTAGTAACGAGGCACAAGTGGCTCGAAACCAGACCGCGTAGACGTATACCGGTCAAAATAATCACGACAAACCTCGGGCATGTACATGTCGAGGAGTTTGCAGCGCAGAGGTTGTAGCTTGGTCAAGCCTCTCATATGCGCTTCAATCACGAGTTGATGTTTCACAGAGATGCCATACCGGGATTCAACGACAAACCTTGCTTTAACACTTGGTTCTCGTACCGCTTGACGTATGTTGTCCGCGTCACGTACGGCATCTCGGTACTGGTCCATCCGCCACTTACCTACATGCTGTGCAACACTTTCAAACCCTCTCATCGACACATGCTTCGTCACCCGCAGCACGTAGAGCGCGTACTCGGTGACTATTGGACACGACGGATTCGACGCAATACAGCTCAGAGCCTTCGCCTTGAGCAACATTAACTGCTTACCGCGTCTCATTCGCATCCATTGGCGACCCAACCACGGCAGTCTGTTTAGGACCACGCGCGGATCAGTCACAGTTTCCAGCGTATCAGCCGAACCGTCGACGGAACAAAAATCTATCCCCTCAACGTCGACTGCAGCTTCCATCTTAACCGTGAAACCCAGCGACTCATACGCCTCTTTCTTAGTTGGATGGGAAGATGTCACTTCACCGTCGTCGCCTTCAAATAACCCCCGGTGATCGGCCGCCGGCAGCTCCAATGACGCTGGTTCGGCCGATGTCAAATCGGGTGCGTCGGTGTGAGGCACATCGACGACTTCAACGGTCTGTGGCATGAGTTTGTCCGTCAAGACACACAACAACGCCAAATGTCCGAGATCAGAAAAGGCGGCACTGATGGCATTGGCCCGCTCCGCTCCTGATTTATTCCCGAGACCGTTCTTCAAGGAAGTGTCCATCTCACCACTGCACTCCACAAAAACCCCCTCGAACCTAAACGTCCTCGATTCGATGCTGTGGCCAGCGGTTGGATTTACATCAGTCTTGTACGCCTCCACTCTCTGCATGGCGGAATAGGACTGTTGACAGATTTCTTCATAAACCGGTATTATAGCAGCGTTCACAAATTCCGGCGTGAACACGCTCTCGAAGCACTCATGATCGGTACCCTGCACTGGTTGGCCTGGAACATTAAGCAATTCAACCAGCCGTTTAAAACGATCTTTGACTGGTATTTTCTTTGCAAAACTAC